GCATTCGTCTGGACTGTCGTTTGCACGGTTGAAATGCTTGATGATAATGCGCTGTCCGCGTTAGCCCGTGTATTTTGTTCCGTAACGATTGCCGCTGCATTCGTCCCAGTATCGGTTTCAACCGTATCCATCCGATCTATTAACCCCGTGCCAGGGGTATCAATCAAATCAATCCTGCTATTCAGATCCTGATATAGCTCATCCTCTGTAATTTCACCGGTTAGTATTTCCAATATGTTATCAATGGCCTCACCGATAGAATCAACTCCGGTTACCACATACCCGCCCATTGCGTCAGGAGGGCACCACTCCGAATGGTTCCCCGCAAAGCTGACAGATCGTATCCAGTATGTCATATCGCTGGTTATGGGGAAATTTTTTGAAGAATAATACCCCTTCTCTCCCATTAATGCTTCCGTTACAGTCACAAGGCCCCTTAAAACGGCGTCCTCTTTGTCCTGGCTGTTCTCAGCAATCCATATTTCGATGTGAGAGACAATTGGATCGTCCGGGTTATCCCACTCAAGCTCATGGGAAAAGGTGTATTTTGTAACGGAAAGATTTGCCGGAGGGTCCGGGGTTTCCTCAGATTCTGATTCCGTGTCAGGCGTCACAATATCATACGGGTTGGTTGACGTGCTTCTCAAGAACATGCCGATGTCAATACCAAGCCTTGCAAGGTCACTCACCCGGACGGCCCGGTTTGCGTCGGTGTTGCGGCCCTGACCGGACAATGCCTCGATGCAGGATTTGACGGACGTGAAAAAAGACACATGGTCTGCAGGGGCAGACGGGGGGATATTGGGGATATTGGGATCAGACATTTTCAAGTATCTCCACGATTTCGTTCACTGACCCGCCCACCAGGATTCTGTCAATCGTGGCTTTGCCGACGGCCTTTACATGGAACGACGTACACCCCTTGATATTAATCCTGAAAATACTGTCGCTGGTGACGACCTTTGTGCCGCCAAGGACACCGTCAACGTAGAAGCTCAGGGTTACGCTGCCGGCCGTGAATGTCCCACACACCTTGCAGGCCGTATAAACCTCCCTGACAGTTGACGTGAAAATCTTGGATATCCAGGTGTAGTCAAGATCACTGCCGGATTGCCAGGAAACAATCTCCCGGACAGAGGATTTCGCCTGGATCAGGTACAGCAGGTCAGATTCAGGCGAGTAGGTCCCCCCATAGACATTCTGGGTCATGGCAATGGTTTTGTATTCGCCTGAATTCAGGTTCAAAGAAAACCCTGCTGTGGTCCCGGAGAAAAAACCGATATAGTATTCATCATACAAAAATCCGATCAGGTTGGCCGGGATTAAAGCTTTCCATTGTTCTTTGGTCATGACGTTCCGGGTAACAAGGGTCCCCAGGCCGGACTCGTCTATCTTGTATAAGCCGTCCGGGCTGGCATACACGACGCCCCCGGGTATATTCACGATAGACCGGGCCGCCACGCACGATTGAGGATGCCCAAGCCGCCGCAATGATAATGTTTCCGGTTCCTGGCCGATCAGCATATATGGGACCGTTTCAGTCAGGACCACCACAAGGCTTCCGGTATATCCAAGACCAACAATGTCAGATTCCGTCACCAGGCTGTAAATAGACGGGTAGGCATAGGGAATAAAGATTTCAGACGGGTAAATCGTGTTGCCGTCAAACCCGAACACCAGCCCGTGGGAAGTGGCAATCAATCCGGTCAGGGTCGATTCCGGAGCTGTCCAGTATGTGGTGGGCAAGACCTCTCCCAGGTCTGCATCGAGGACGGTATCGTCAAGGTATGTCTCCGTGACGGCGATATCATCCACATATTGATATTCCGCACCAGTGGTGCCTGAATTAAGCCGGTATATCCTGAAATGTGTGGTGTAAACCCCTGTGGCGGTCGCATCCACAAAACCTGTCAACCGTGGGGTTATGTCTGAATAAACATCAAAGACATCGGTTGCAACAGACGGGGCCGATTCCACCACGCTGCCGTCTGCCCATTCTCCGACAATGGTATACACGTAGGATGAAGAATGAACGATATCTTCCCCGGCAGTGCCGTTCAACGTGACGGTTAAGGCATTGGTCGGGGCCGGTATGCCAAGCCGCCTTGTGGCCGACGGATACGTGCCTGATCCTATGGCAAGGGAAGCGTTTGTCTCTTTTGGGTACCCGTCGCCGGATATTAAGATCCGGTTGCCTGAATCGGCCACCAGGGACTTGACCACGTTCACATTGGCCGCCCATTGAAGGTATGACGTTGACATCTTATAAATACTGGTGCAGGTGGCGCCGACATCCTGGACCGAAGACACCCCCTTCAACGGCTGAAGGTTCCCGGACTCCAGGTCACAATTGATTGCGCTCGACGCATATTCAACCGGCAATAACTTATCCGCTACTCTTGGGACCTCACCTTTAAAAATGCCGATATCAATCATGGTTTACACCCATCCTATGCTTCTGACACGGACAAGGTTTGCGTCCTTTGACGCGTTGATCTTCTCTTCCGATACGGCCGCCCGGTAAATCCGGTCGTAATGGACCGACAAAGAAGGGTCTGTCCATGATTTCTTAGGGGAAATGAACAGGTTCCGTTTTACCCCCGCCACAATGGCGTCCAGGTGGTCATCAAACAGGACATCCGGCAGGGTCGTTGAATTCATCGCAGGCTTTAAAGCCAGTTCAAACACAATACTGAAATCACTGGTCGCGGAAGAATCAAGGACAATGGTGTTATCACTGCTGATTGTGAAATCATAAAAGTTGACATCATTCACCTTGGCCGATACCACACCGATCAGGATGGACCTGGAAGGAGCCATGACATAAATTTCTTCATCGTCTTCTGATACGGATTCCGTGGTGTCATACCGCCATGCCCAGGTGTTCTGGCAAAAATGATTGCTGATTCTGAGAAGTTCGGCATCAAACGCCGACTCAAGGCACCCGGGAATGTCTGGACGAATGAACGGGTAAAAGTCGCTGAATGCTGTCATTTTTTACCTCATTTCGGTTTTAAGTACTTGGTCCGTCTGTAATTTCCCCTGGAGTGCCCCATAGAAACTGGCATGGTGACGGGCCGCCTTTTCCACGCTGGCACCGGCACCCTCCATGGACATGCACCGGTACATCACCCATTCAATGAGCGCCGTGACATAGGTATCGTCAACCCCGATGTCATCTTCCGTATCTGTCAGCTTCGTGGGGGACTTCGAATAAGCAAGCTCAACGGAAAGCGTGGCTACGCTCGGTGTCGGGTACACCCAGAACACCTTTGGGGATTCTGCTTCATAAATGAACCGATTGATGGCCGTGGCAGATTCAGTCGACGTCCATTCCGGGTAATACCCGTCGATCTCGTCCCTTGTGATTCTTTTGATGTGTCTGCCAGGGGTCGTGCCACCCGCGCCAAGGTTCCGGATACAGTTCAAAAACTGGACCCCGCCGGCAGGGATGGTCTGTTTTGCAGACTCGGCCAGTGTAAACGGTTCCACAACTGCCGTTGAGTCCGGCCGTAACAATGCAATATGGTTCTGTGCCTCGGACATATACGTCAACAATAACGCCTCGGTCCAGATGTCCTGGCCGACGTCGTGTAACTGCTGGCCCAAGATGGTGATAACATCACCGGCGGTATAAACAGCCATGGCCTATCCCTCCTGTGCGTCCCCATTGATTGCGCTCGACGCATGACGCGGTTAATTCTTCGTTGAGCATGGTCACCAATTGCAATTTGGTCAGCTTTTCAGGGAAGTCTTTACCGGTCTGCTCTTTGGCAAACTTGTAAAACTCCTTTATTTTGACACGATCAACCGACCGGTTGAACCACTTGTGAACCAGCTTGGCCGCCACTTTTTTGGGCAAGTACGGGTTTTCTTCCGGTTCAGGCGGAGGGTCCGGAGGGATAGCAATCTCAACAACAGGCGGCAGTTCCTTTTCTTCTGCGGCTGCAGGAGGCTTCCCGCTTACAACGGGCGGTTCACACGGCACCATTTGTTTCAGCTTCGCCATTTGCGGGTTCCAGTGCAGAACCTGGCCGGTTTCTTTGTTCCTCAAAAACTTCATCCATGTGTCCTTTCATTTGGGTTAAGGTTTTAGGAAGGGCTTTTACACCCTTCCAATGGTCAAGGTAGCGGCCTTGTCATAAACAAATCAATCGTCCTCTGCGGTGTCGATGTAATACAGGGTGACGACCATCTGTCCTGTCCCGTCGGCAATAACCAGCGTCATGTTGGTGGCACTGGTAATCGTGACAAACGGGGTCATCTCTGCTCCGAGCCCTGTTACCGCATCAGCGGCCAAAGCAAGGGACCCATATGTTCCAGCGGCAAAAATATTCTCTGTGGTGTCTGCCGAGAACTTGTCCGCATCAGTCGAAATCCCAACCGAAAGAAGGCAGGACGTATCACCTGTAAAGGCCCCGGTTACGACAGCCTTCCAGCCGAGGACCATGGCCCCGACCGGCAGTTTGTCATCAAATGCCAGTGTACCAGTGGTCTCGGTGGCATCCGTGAAGTCATCCGCGTTCATGATCTGGGACTCTAATTTTTTTATCATTCTCAATTTCATTGTTCTATCTCCCGTGATTATTAAATTTGGTAATGGACCTGGGAGTTATCAGTGCGGTTCCCAGGTCCATGAACAGTATTCAAATAACTGCTATGTCAGGTTCGCCTTGCAGTACAGGTGCCCAAGGGACTCAGGCTTAATGACCTTGTAACCGTAAACCTGTAGCCCTCTCATGAGCTTCCCGAAGTCGTCCGGGTTATCGATCATCTCGTTCTCAGTCAGTTGCGACGCGAAGGTCAGGGCCGATTTGTGCCCGAACAATGCGCTGTAACAGGTAACGGCGGTCTCGGTGGTGGTAGAGACGTTGTTGGATACAAAAATCTCAAAGGTATCAATCACGCCGATCCGTCCGTTTCGTTTCATGGAAACACCGTCACCGGCATAGCTGGCCTCGGAAAGCTCAGACGTTTTGATCCGGGTTGCCAGCCAGGCAGGGATAACAAACCATCTTCCGGTCTGGGGCACGTTCTGTTCTGTCAACACCTGTCCACACTCGACCATTTTGTCGACAACTGTCGACTTCAGCAGGATTTCTGCTGTAGAACCGTCCGTGGTGGCGACGCCAAGGTCGATGTTCCCGGAAATGTAACCGGCGGTTGTGCCTGCATTGTCAGAATCAGCCAGTGCGGGAAGAGCAGCCAGGATATCAGTATCAATGGCAATTTTCATCTGTTCTGCTGCGTCCTCTGCCCATTTGGAAACATAGTCGATATCTGACTGTTTCTTTTCAACGCTGTTAATGGCCACGCCATAATACTTACCCTGATCGATCAGCAGTTCAACGTTGTCGGATCGTGGCTTCTCGTAGTTCAGAGACTGCCCGATCTCATAATCGTTAATGGTGATATCAGGAACGGTCCTGATCTGTACTTTATCGCCGTAAGAGGAAATTTCCGTTTTGTTTACGTTCGGAGTGTTTATCTCCGACTCCTGCATGTTTCCATGCAGACCGGACTATATCTTCAATGTTTCTTCCGTTTACAAGCAAAACATTGTCCCGCACTCGTGGATATTTCACCTTTAATCAAGGCTACTTTATCTAGTCTCTGAACCTTCAACCTGTCACCAGGCTGCTTGGCTGCTGATTGCCCAATCCCGCTATTTTTTAAACCATCACGCTTACCGTTGCCGGTTACGTTGTGGTATAGCAAGCTATAAGGGTGTTCCAGCAATTCACGGGATTTAGTGAGAGCCATTATCCATTAACCCTCATAATCAGTGTTGCTGATCGCGGCGAACACGGTTGACATATAAAATTTTTCAATCAGTTTTCCTGCATACTACATATTCTTGTAGTTTCGACTGTCGCTTCCGTCTTGGTCGTGTTTCAATAACACCCACCGGCCTGCCAACCTTTTTTTTGACAATGCCAAAGTTAATGGTGCTTATGGACTCTTTAACCGTTGCGGTTGAATCACTCAGTCTGTGCTGCTGCGAGTTGAGCGTTTTGACTATATTGCGAATGGCTTCTCCATCACGGAAGTTTCCATTCTTTGCACACTCATAAAGAAAACGGGCTACGTCTTGTTTCTTTTCTAAATATTTTGTGAAATAACCTAAGACTTGCTTAGATTTGCTTGGTTGTGAGAGCTGTAATTGCCACAAATAGCTTGTCCCTGTCCTGCATATTCTTCCACCGAAGGCCTTCTTCAGAAGCAATATGCCTGCCGTGTAATTATCAGCGCTCAATATTGACAAGGTTGGATAAGCATACCCTGTTTTCTTGCAAACCTTCACACCAAATGAGCCGTCACCGTCAATATACCCGGCCATCCATTTCCTTGTTGGGTAATTTTGGACAGGGAGAGACTCTACTCGACGCACCGATTTAACATCTTTTCTAAAAGAAACAACCTCTTCCTTCGATCTTAAAATCGGTGCGGCATCTACCATACCGAGATATTGTTCAGCCTGGTATCTTTTCACAACTAAATATTTTTTAAGACGTTCAACACATTTCCTCGCAGGGCCGGACCTTATTTGAAGTTCACAATGCTGCCCCTCAAATTTGTTTCTTATGGCCCCTCCAAACATTTCTTGCGCCTCATAAAGAGGATCGAGAAAGTCTGCACGCTGAGACATTGAAACCTCAAGGTCCGGCTTTGAATTAACCCGGCACCTTATTGAGATATGTCCGTCTGCGTCGATAAACCCTGCTATGTATTTTTCACTCATGCCTAACCCTTCTGGGTGTTTATTTGAGTTTTTCTCGCTTGCATCGGGTCGGCTTTTGCTTCCCCGTTATTCAGATTCAATTTTAATTTGGCCATTTTAACTACCAAATCTCCGGAATGTATGTGCCGGAAAGACCGTTGTTGGTGTCGTTGCTATACGCACCAAGACTCGAATCAATTGGATAAACCATGATAGTCTCCTATCAGGCCACCACTCTCCCCTGCTGTGGGGCCAGGAAGATATCTTGTTCCAGCAGTTTCGCCTCATCCTCACGTCCGTTGAACATCCCGGCTGTTTTATCTTTGTAAAACTGTGCAATGCTTTTCCTTGTCCATGTGCGCGTACTCGCGGCAGGCGCAGGCGGATTCAAGTCAGTGCCGGTGTTCTTCGGGTTGGGTTGAAGGTTGGGTGCTGGCAAGTTATCCTGGCCGTTCTGCCGGGACGGGTTGCCTAAATATTCTTTAAAGATCGCCATGGTGGATGGAAGGTCGCAGTTGGCCTCGGCCTTTTTCAGCTTGGCAAACCGGGGTTCACTCTCATTCCCGGCGTGTTGCCTCAAAAAGTTAAGAAAGTTGGGGTCACTGTTGATCGTGTCAAACTCGACATTGAAGCCGGATGAGAGCTGCGCCTTCACCTGGCCCAGATAATCATTGTAAACCCTTGCCTGCTGGCTTTCCCTTGACTGAGACACATCCCCGGAAAGCCTGGACAACTCCTTTTTCAAGGTTTTGTTCTCGGCCTGGACCGTCTGGATGGTTTCGACAAGGGCACCAAAATCCTCGCCATACTCTTTGAACACTTCCGGGTCAAGGGAAGACGACTTTCCTTCATTCACGGGATCTTTGTTGTTGGGGTTGTTTGCAGCTTCCATAAGCTGCTCATTTTCTTTTTTCAGATCAGACAGGTATTGCTGTAGGTTCCGGACATCCTGCTGTAACCTTGGGACTTCTGAATCAAACTTTCCCTTAAGCGTGAAGTACCGCTGTTTGTAAGTTTCTTCGTCCTCTTTTGGTTGTTGCGTCTGGCTGTTCTGCGGAGTGTCTGCAGGCTTGTTGGTCTGGTCATCAACCTTTTTCGGCAAAGTCTCCCGTTGGCCATCTTTCGGGGTTCCGACCTGCGGAGTGGTCCCGTAACGATCCTGGGGCTTTCCTTCTCTCAGTTGTTTTGCCATTGCCTCTGAGTTCTCAGCGGCTTTTTTTACGGCATTCGGTAGCTGCATCTTTTTCCTTTCGCGGTCCTTTGATGGGTATCGCGCTATAAAAAGTTTTGGTGGGTCCTGCGCCTATTGGCGCAAGGTATCCGGCTACCGTCACTGTAAATTGGGTGGGTGGAATGTGGCAATAACACGCCACCCACATAGGGGTATATAGATAAAAGGAGGGGTTTCAGTTGGATTTTTTGATGATATCGCGGCACATTTCCGGTAAGTCAACCAGCATTTGCAGCATTTGTGCCCGGCCCTGGAACCATTTCAAAAGGTCGCCCGTGGCCGTGTCTGTCTGTTTTCTTAAGGCGTCGAGTTCGCCCTGCAGGTACGACGAGTATATTTTAAAGTCATCCTGGAACTGCAGCTTTGCGACCGCACGGACAACTTCCTTGTCTGCCCTGACATTCAGGTCAAACTTGTTCATGCCATAACCTTTGGCACAGTTGTCCGGACATAGATCCCTGGCATTTGTACCAGACCATTATGCCTGAAAGGGCTGGACACAAACGCGGCAATCTCTTTTCGGCTGTAAATATACAAACCTGTCTGATACGGCGTTTTGCCGGTCCTGTTGCACAGGTCATACTCTTCCTTGTCGTCATAGACGCGATGCTCAACTTTGGCCTGCCTGGATGTCATCAGGCGCCCAATACGGTGCCCGTCCATGCTCGGATTGATCTTGACGCCGCATTTCCTCAGTGCCTTATCCACACATACGCCCATAAAGTTCTGGGCCTCCTTTGGCGTTTCAAACCGGTATGTCTTGGCGTTCCTCATTAAATTGTCAAAGTTGTCCCGGTCCAGGTCGTTCAGGTCCCCAAGCGTGGTGTTATGGTCGATCATTGCCATGGTTTATCCTTCCTTCTGGTATTCACTTGATATCAATGCCCTGGCAATCCATTCAATCGCCTGCTCCCTGCAGGTATAAAGGGCTCCTTCCGCGTCAAGAGGATCAATTGCCCACAAACGGACATGGACCAGTTCGTGTACGATATCCAGTTCAATATTGCCGTCTTGCGGGTCCGACTTCTGCCGGTCTTCCGGCATCATCAGGCGGATATCAGCGTGCTGTGTATTCTGCTGGATCTTCGTTCTTGCCGGGTATTGGTCCATGTCCCTGGCATCACGGAAACAAATAGTGATATACCAATCAAGTAACCCTAATCGTTTTTGCCACTTCCTTGCCGCCTTCTCAGCCTCAATCTGTGTCATACCGTCCTTACATCCCTTCCTCCGGCCACATTACCTGCCGGGTCTGTTTCTGGACCAACCCCATCGCCTGCCTGTGATTGCTGCTCAATCTGGGCCTGCTGTTCCATTGCCATCTGCTGCTGACGTTCTCGTCGCAGCATTTCTTTTTTGGCCGGGACTATCTCATCATCTTTGAAATCCGCAGATTTGAAAATCTCATGCAGCATCGATGCAAGCCCGACCTGGCCGATAACCGCCATGACATCCGGCGACTTGACCGCAATCTGCAGGAGTTCGTTGCGCCTTACGGCTGCCTGTTCCTTTGCAACCATGGCAGAAGACCCGCGGGCAATCACCTTGATATCTCCGATAAAATATTCAGGGTCCCGGAAAAACATGATTTGAAACTCATGGGTCCGCTCAATCGTAGGCTTGATAATCCCGGCGTCGATATTTCCGACAACGTGCTTGATTCCCCGGGCTGCG